AGTATGGCAAATCAGCCAAATGGAAAGAACGCTTGCAGACGGTGGCGTAGTCGTATGTCACTGGCGAGCTACGGCAACTGACGGTGATTTCTCAGCGACTAACTACGGCACTGCTGGCTTCACACCAGATCCTGAAAGCCCTGATTGGGTGGCCTATGACGACATCACTGAAGAAGTAGCTTTAGGCTGGTGCTTCGCTAACGGTGTTGATAAGGACGCTATTGAAGCAAGCCTACAGGCTAACATTGACCTTCAGAAGAACCCAACGCAAGCATCAGGAGTACCGTGGTAATGCTACTACTAGACTACTTAAACGCCCTCACAGCCCTTGTAACGGCCTGTAGCGCCATTACGGCACTCACTCCTACTCCTAAAGACGACAAGCTCATTGGTAAGCTCTATAAGTTCTTAGAGATTGGTGCATTGGTTATCGGTAAGGCTAAAAGATAAATGCAGGAAGAAGCAAAAGTCGCAGTGGACGCACTGGCGGTAACTACGACAGTGTCCACCCTAATGGGCTGGATACCTGCTGTGGCTGCTGCTTTGAGCATTATATGGACTGTCATTAGGATCTTTGAGACGGAGACAATACAAAACTTAATCCATAAAAATAAGGACTCTTAATGTGGAGTACATTGATCTTATTGGATCAATCTGGCCCATCTTTGTGGGCTTCATTGTGCTTGTCCTTACGTTGGGCAGGCTAATGTCTCGTATGGACGTAGTGGAAGAAAAGCTTAAAACTTTGTTTGACCTCTGGAATAATCGCAATGGCTAAAAGATCAGCACCGACTAAAAGAACTATTAAAAGAGGTCAGGACACTTTAGTTGGAACTTCTAAAGGTGGTATGCTTGAAGTTTTAACGGAAGAAACTTCACAGGATTTACCAACCACTCAAACAAGAAACATTAGAGTTGATGATCCTACGGGTTCTATAGGCAATGCGCCTAAAGCTTGGTGGGACGTTGCAGATCCTAAGGTTTACTTTGGTGTACAGGGTGAGCGTAATGCTACACAGCAAGCTAATACAGATAGGTTTATTAAAGAGTGGGAAGAAGTCTCAGACAACAGTAGGACTTCCAGAAGTACCTTAAACGGTTTAATAGACGGTACTTATGATGCTAGTTTAGTAGCTGACAACTGGGGTTCTAACACATCTTTAAGTGGCTTAGAACAAGTAAAGAGTTACTCAGACACCATAGGTGAATACGGTGGTGACTTCGGGGCTTACTTGCGTCAAGAGTGGGATAACTTTAACACTTCTCAGGGTGTGGACTTAGGTGGTCTAAACACCTCTCCAACAATAGGAACTGTAGCCTCAGACGGCCCTAGTGGGCGAGCGTCCATTGAAACTCCTGCAAGATTGTCCATGCAGTCTTATGTGGATGCTATTTCATCAGCAGCTCAGGAAGCAGGTACGCCGTTAAAGGCTGTTTTACCTGATGGTTCTATGTATGAGCTTAACTACGGACAGTTTGATGACGTAGCTTTAGGAGCTTATAAACAGACACAAGAGCCTATGTCTACTGCTACTAAAAATGCTTTAATAGCTGGGAAAGTTTTTGCTTCAGTAATCCAGTCAGTTTTGTTAAATGCCGTAGGCGGTGCATTAAAAGAATTAGCAGGTATTTCAGCGCCAGCAGGTAGTACTCCAGCAGCGCCTTCATCTAATGGAACAATTTTTAACTTTACACCAGAAAACACTGGAGCAGTAATTACTAATGGAGAAGAAGTATCCAGTTTTTTAGGCTCTCTTATAGATGTAGTTACAGATCCTAATTTATACACTGAAAGTCTTTCAGATATAAACAAAGATTTAGACACAGGCCCTTCCGTAGTACCAGAAGACGTAATAACAGAAGAAGAAGTATCTTTAGACGCAGACCCAGACTTAATGGGAACTTCAACCGTTGAAGAAACCATAGGTAACGAAGACTTTACTACTGCTCCTTTACCTACTCCAGAAATTATAGTTGACGAAGTACCTATAGCCGAAATACCTATAGAAATAACAGAACCTGAAGTAGACATAGAAGTAGATCCTTTTCTCCCAGAACAACCCGTAGAAGCTACTGATGAATCAGCGGCTGACGGTGGCGGGGGTGGCGCTGAAAGCGGAGGCGCTAGTACCGCTGCCCCAACTACTCCAACTACTGAAGCTACTCCAACTACTGAAACTGCTGAAACTACTCCAGATACTGAGGTTCCTCCAGCTCGTGGTGAATCAACAAACGTAGGAGACCCAGATAAAGAAGCCACATCATCGCCTGACCCTTTTTGGAAAGTTGAAGACGGTGTTGTTTATATTTACAGGAGGCCTGACGGTTGGCGAATTTGGCGTGGTCGCTTTGATGACGATCCTAGCCCCCCACATCCTATATTTCTTCCTACGGAAGACGGTGTTTACGGGGAACATGGGGAAGTTATTAGTGAAGAAACAGTAAATGAAGGACTACCCGCAGAAGGCGAAGAAGACGTTGCTGAAGAAGAAAGCGTTATCGACGTAGGAGGTAATACCCAAGTTGATCCTGCTGTTGTCTTACCTGAGGTAGTTACCCCAGTACCTGAGGTAGTTACCCCAGTACCTGAGGTAGTTACCCCAGTACCTGAGGTAGTTACAGAAACTCCAGAAGCAGTAGACCCTCTTGAAGAAGTTGTTGAAGAAGTCAGCGTCGGAGACATTGTTGACGAAGACGTAGTAGATATAGGAGGCGCTGTAGACGGAGGTGGCGCTGGTACTGACGGAGACGGTATAGACACAGGCGACGGCGGGGAAGCTGGTGGTGGCGATGATACTGGCACAGGAGACGGTGGTGGCTCTGGTGCTGGAGATGGGTCTGGAGACGGTGACGGCACTGGGACAGGCACAGGTACTGGAGATGGCGCTGGGGATGGTGACGGTGACGGAGACGGCTCTGGTGATGGCGACGGTAGCGGCAGTGGAAGTGTACGCTCTGGTGGCGGTGGTATGTTAGGCGGTGGACAGCCCTATATGGGAGGAGTTTCTTATCAGCTTCCCGGTTTTACAGGAGTCCAGTATCAACCAAAAGACTACACTGCTGAACTTGATCGAATCATTAATGAAAGTTTGTTTAAAGGAATGATCTAATGACTTATTTAGATTTAGTTAATAATGTGCTTAGGAGACTACGAGAAACAGAGGTTTCTTCTGTTCAGTCTACTTCCTACAGCAAACTAATCGGAGACCTTGTTAATGACGCTAAGGACCTCGTAGAAACCTCGTGGGACTGGTCTGCACTTAGGACTACCCTTACAATCACTACTACGGCTGACGTATTCAACTACTCTTTAACTGGTAGCCAGAATAATATCAAAGAACTAAACGTGTTGAACGATACGTCAAACTTAATAATGCAGTACCAGACTAACAACTGGTTTGACTCACAGTTTCTCTTAGGAAACCCTGTCTCTGGTGCACCTCTGTACTACACGTACAACGGTGTTGACACAGACGGTGACACGTTAATCGATGTTTACCCTAAGCCAGACGGAGTTTACTCCTTACGTTTTAACTGTGCGTTACGTAACCCTGACTTAAGTGCTGACACCGACACGCTAAAGATACCTCCTATGCCTGTGACGCACCTTGCTGTAGCTTTTGCTTCACGAGAACGTGGGGAAACAGGTGGTACGTCCAGTACTGAGTACTTCTCAATGGCTAACAAGTACTTGTCCGATGCTATTGCTATGGACGCCGCTAGACACCCCGAAGAAACTATCTTCTACACGCCTTAAGGTACTTATATGGCACAAGAACTCAAAAGTATTAATCTTGTAGCACCTGCGTTCCAAGGCATCAACACTGAGGACGCACCGTTAGCTCAGGACCCTTCCTTTGCTGAAACAGCAGACAACGCTGTTATCGACAAGAGAGGGCGTATTGCAGCACGTAAGGGTCACTTGGTCATCACAACTGATAAGACGCAGCTAGGTAGTGACTTCTTAAGTTCTATCAAGGAGTTCAGGGACGACGCAGGTAACACCGAGATTTTCTCAGTAGGCAACAACAAGATTTTCAGTGGTACAACCACGTTAGCTGATGAGACTCCCGGCAGCTACACAATTACTGCTGATGACTGGAAGATGGTCAACTTTAACGACAGCATCTACTTTTTCCAGCGTGGCTACGAGCCTCTTATTTACAACAACATTGCAACTGTTAATCCCGGCGGCACTAACGGGGACGTGTTGCAACTAAGCACAGTCACAGGTGCAGCCGGTGTTACCTCTAGCATGTACGGGAATGAAGTCCTAGCAGCTTACGGTAGACTCTGGACTGCTGACTTTGCTACGGATAAATCAACTGTTTATTGGTCTGATCTTTTGATTGGTCATGACTGGCTAGGCGGGACCTCTGGGTCCATTAACTTGTCTAAAGTATGGCCCGATGGTCATGACGAAGTTGTCGCACTAGCTGCTCATAATAATAAATTAATTATCTTTGGACAACGTAGTATCGTAGTTTATGACGGTGCTGACGCTCCTGCTACTATGGCTCTGTCAGACACAGTAGTAGGTGTAGGCTGCGTAGGCAGAGACACTATACAACATACAGGTGTAGACGTAATCTTTTTGTCTCATACAGGCTTAAAGAGCTTTGGAAGAACAATCCAAGAAAAGTCCATGCCACTAAGCAGTTTATCCAGTACAATTACTACAGACATTGTTCAGGTACTCAGAGAAGCAAATGAAGTCTTTAAGTCTGTGTACCACCCAGAAGAAAACTTCTACTTGCTTACTTTCGTAAACCAAAACATTACCTATTGTTTTGACGTAAGAGGAACATTAGAAAATGGGGCGTACAGAGTTACACGCTGGCCCGGAACTGGTTTTACTTGCTATGAACGAAAGAGTGAAGGTACTTTGCTCATAGGAAGTTTACAAGGAATTGGGCAGTACTCAGGGTATCTAGACAACGGGGGTTCGTACAGTTTTAAGTACTTTAGCCCTGAGTTGTCTTTTGGTGATCCTTCTAAGCTTAAGTTTTTAAAGAAAATTAGACCGACGATAGTAGGTGGAAGTAGTTTAGACATTTTACTAAAGTGGGACTATGACTTTGGATCTGCTTACAACACAAGCGTAATCACTTTAAAAGATCAAGCAATAGCTGAGTTTAATGTAGACGAATACACAGTAGGTCAGTTTTCTGACGGGATTTTAACGTCTAAAGAAGCTGTAAACACTAACGGCAGTGGTGGAACTTTAACTATTGGCATGGAAACTAGCATTAGTGGAAACGAACTGTCTTTACAGGAAATCAACGTACTTGCACTGGTAGGTAAAACAATATGAGCAACTATACTAAACTAACGGATTTTGCCGCCAAAGATAATCTGTCTTCGGGAGATCCTAATAAAATCGTTAAAGGAACTGAGTTTGAAACTGAGTTCGACAACATTGCAACGGCAATAGCTACAAAAGCAAACACTGCTAGTCCTACGTTTACAGGGACTGTCACAATTCCCGCGCTAACCTTTACTGGAACACTGGCAACTGGGACGATTAACGGAGGGACTTACTAATGGGCTGGTTTGAAGATTGGATAAAAGGCGGCGATGTTGTTTCTGATATTGGAGGCGGGGCATTAGGAGCTGCTGGATTAGCCTTTGCTAAAAAAGGGTATGAAGACGTAGGAGCAGTCGGCGAACGTGCTTTTTCTGAGTTTGCAGGAGAAGGTGGTTTAGCAGATAAACTTTCAGGTATGCTGGAGTTTCAACCGTACACCGTTACTTCTGCTACTGGTGGTCAGTTCGGCATGACACAGGACCCTACTACGGGCCAGATGACTTACCAACTGGCTACTTCTCCTGAAGAACAAGCATACCAACAATCTTTGTTTGGTGGTGCAAGCCAGTTAGCTCAACAAGCTACCGCCCCTTATGACCCTCGGTACGAAGAACTAGCTAATCAAGCTTATGGGGGTGTAGGTGCTTTAATGACACAAGCACAGAAAGCAGCTATAGACGCTGGGTCTATGGACAGAGGTGCTAGAGAAGATCAAGTTTATGAACAACTCAGGGCCTTACAGTCCCCTGAAGAAGAACGTCAGCGTTTAGCTTTAGAACAACGTATGGCTGCTCAGGGACGCACAGGCGTACGTACGGCACAGTTTGGTGGTACTCCTGAGCAACTAGCGATGGCTAAGGCTCAAGCAGAGGCTCTGAATCAAGCGTCCCTTATGGCTATGCAACAGTCAGGCGCTGAACAACAACAAGCACTACAAAGAGCTGCTAGTTTACAAGGTTTAACTTCTGGTATGTTTGGTATGGGTACGCAAGCTAGAGCGACCCCTAGAGAACTACAATCGATGGACCTGCGAAATATGCAAGGAATGATGACTGCTGGCTACGTGCCACAAGCTCAGTTGCTCAATGCGTTACAACCCGGAATGACCACAGCAGAACGTCAGAGACAAGCATTGTCAGAGCAAGCAGGAGCGTACGGTGAAACTTACGCTACGGGTCTTGAGGCATTGCTTCAGTCTGCACTGGCACAAGCTAACATTTCCGGTGGAGTAGGTGGTCAACTAGGTTCAGCAGCACTTGGCGGCTTGTTCAAATAAGGAGAACACGTAATGGCTAAATTTTCACAACAGTTCTTGGCTAACCTAGGTAGGCCACAAATGGCAGAAAGCTTGTTTGGCTTAGGTGCTGCTATTGGTGGTGTTCCGGGGCAGGCAAAAGAACAACGAAAGAAGCAAGAGTTTAACCAGTTGATGCAGCAAGGGCAGCAAGCAATGGCTTCTAAGGACCCTGCTGCTTTGGCAAATGTTGCCCAGCAGTTAGGTGCCGCCGGTTATCAGAAAGAAGCACAGCAAATGATGCAGGCTTCTAGGGAAGCTTCGGAAAAAGCAACAAGAGTTTCAGCAGGGAGGGACTTGTTAAGCGGTGTTCCTTTACAAATGAGACAAGGTGCAGTAGCTTTGGCAGATCAAGGCCTTATTGAACAAGCTCTGGAAGCACGTGGTTTAGCTCAGACTAGACAAGTAGAGCTGGGGCAGCAAGCTCTAGCAAAAGTTGCGGGTGCTACCGGCGCGAAAATTAGTGAACCTAAGAATCGAGAAAGGTTTTTCAGACTTGCTAAAGCCTATCAAGTACCCCCAGAAAAAGCTTTTGAAATATACAACCAGTTTGCTACTACTGCTGGTGGAGACAGGACAACTAAAGGTGAGGTTGTTATTAGAGACAGCCAAGGAAACTTGTTTACACGGGCTTCTCAATATGATGAACAAGGTAGAGGCAGAGAGGTTATTCTCCCTTTCCCAAACTCCCCTGAAAAACCAGTGGGCGCTTTGACTATTGTCTCAGGAACAACCGGAGGAGGGTTTTTCGATAGGTCTGGGGAAGCAGGCAGAACTACTGTAGAACAGGAGTTTAACAAAGCAAGGGTAGAAGCAGTCGTTCAACTTCCTTCTTTACGACGATCTGCTAAGAACATAAGAGAATCTATTGATTTACTAGACTCCGGAGACGTTACAACTGGTGGTTTTGTCCGAAGAATGTCCAGAGGTCTTGTTGACTTTTTAGGAAAAACGCCTAAAGATATTGGGGAGTTTGAGGCTAGATTAGGGGACATTGTTTTAGCAAAATTAGAGAACTTTCCCGGATCTATTTCTAACCAAGAAAGAGAGTATTTAGTTGAACAGATAGGAAACTATCAAGCTAGTGGTGAGAGTAACTTAGGTAGATTAAAATTCTTGTTAGAACAGGCAGAAGACTTGATGCAAACGGCTATAACATTAGGATCTGCTAAGGACTTTTCTTCTTATCAACAATCTTTAATGCAGCCAGACCTTAGTTTTATTCCTGAAGCAGAAAGGCAAGAAGCTATGGAGGCTTTCCAGAGAGGCGAAGTGTCTGTCCAAGAGCTAAGAGGTATGTACTAAATGGCTAATTTTCAAGAACGACTAGCGTTGTACAGACAGCAGCAGGAAGAAGAGGAAACAACAGGGACTCTTTCTCCTTTTCAAAAAAGGGTTCAACAACATAGGGCGCAAAACCCGACTCTTGGCGAACCTGAAGTACAAGAACCAGAAGGCCCTACGTGGCTCCAGAAGAACTTAGATGTCCCCGGAGGAATGGCTGGTAGTTTAGCCGGGGCAGGCGCTGGTTTTATGGTAGGTGGTCCTCCGGGTGCTGTCATAGGCAGCATTGCTGGGGGTGCTCTTGGAACAGGAGCAGGGACTGTAGTCTCAGAAACCCAGTTCAAAGAGTCTGAGGAAATAGATGCTTATACTTTAGCGGTTGAAAACGCTTTATGGTCTATGGGTTTTGACATGGTTACTTTAGGTTTAGCTTCTAAAGTAAAGCCTATGTACTACGCAGCTAAACACAAGATGGGTCTTAGTGCGGAACAAACAGCTAAAGAAGTTGTTGAGGGTGCTTACGGAGCAGGAAGTAGAGAGTCTTTACAAGCATCTCAAGCTATACTTAATCAAGGAGGTGCAACCCTTTTACCTTCTCAAGTACGATCTAGCGGCTTAGAAAACTTTAAAGAACGCATTGCTTCCGTTGGTTTAATCTCTAGACAAACTATGGAAGACAACTCAAGGGCTGTAAACGAAGTAGTACAAGACGAACTCACTACTTTAATCAACCGGAACGCACCGGGAATGGACGCAGATCCTTATGTCATGGGAGAAGCTTTTTACTCTCTTATTAAAGCAGGAGAAGACGCAGTACAGCAGTCGTACCTTAAGGGACTAGACGAAATAAAGACAAACCTTGGGGTAGGCTTAGGGCAGCGAGTAGACGCTGCTACTATCTTAGATCCTGTTACTAAGTACTTAAAAAATAAAAAGGGAGAAGCAGTAGACGAACTGAGTCCAGAATCAATAGACTTCTTGAATCAACAGTTGTCTAGGCTTCGGAGTTTACCGGAGGGTACTTTCCCGGTGTCTGAGCTAATTACTTTAGACAAGTCGTTTACTCAGCGAGTGACAGCTAAATTTGGCCCTGAAGGTGCAGAAAGAAACGCTGTTGTGCAAGCAGAGCTGGCAGACGTAGCTACTCAGATGCGTGGGGCCATTTATGACGCTATGGTTAAAGTTAGCCCAGATGCGGCAGAGTCCTACAAAACTTTAAAGGCTGCTTACGGAGAAGGTATAAACGCCCTGTATCCAAAGATTAACAAGGGCTTTATAAGGGCTGCTAATCAAGGGAGCTATCTTGGTTTAGGGAGCCTAGCGGCTAAAGCGACTAACTTAAATCAACTACAGGCGCTTAGAGGCAGTCTACAGACAGCTTTTAAAGAAGCTTCTAAAGACTCAACCGATGCTCTGCCTTTTAATTCAGCAAGTGAAATAGACGAGTTGTTCAAAAGAGGTTTCTTGTCTTCTAGACTCTCTTCCGTTTTTAACGAAAAGTTTTTAATCACGGACCTGAAGTCCTTGGCTAACAAGTTGGACATTCCCGCTGAAAACGCGAAGTTTAAGTACATCTTAGGGAAAGACTACGGGCGTTTTAGACAGATGATGAACATTGTCCTAGAAGCTTCTGAATCAGCATCAGGGGACTTTGGCATCCTGATGCTAAGAAGTGCAGAAGCAGGAGGCGTTAGAGGAATCGCTGGTCAGCTCGCGTCTGCGGCTACTGCTGGTGGTGCCGCTGCTGCTGGCTTTGTTTCCCCTGCTCCTGTACTTGCTGCCGGTGCTGCTGCTTTATTTATACCACAAGTTTTTGCTAAAATTGCTACCAATCCAGCCTACATAAATAGGCTAATAGCCTTAACTGGTAAAAAATCTCAAGGATTAGAAGCAACTTCGGTAGCTGCACAGCTTCTAGTTGCTGACGTTTTTTACTCAATGGCTGACGAAGAAAAGAACGAAATGATGCGGTACTTGTCTGAAGTTGCAAAACAAGGGATGGAATAATATGGGAATGTTGGCAGACATAAAAAGAAACTTTCAAACAGCGGTTGACAGACAAGACCAAGAAGGGCAAATGTACGACAGAGGAGAAATTAATCCTTTACAGTACGGCTTAAGGACCGCTGGTAATGCTGTCGATGCTACTCTTGGGAATGTTGTGGGAACAGCCGCTGACTATTTAATTCCTGACGGGGTTGAGAAGCTTGTCGGTGAGGCAATTATGAACTCTCCTCCGGGCGTGTTTCAAGACCACCTACAGTTAGGAAACAAACTGGCTACCCAATACCCTGAGCAAGCAAGGGACGCGTCTGCTATCGCGTCTGTAGCTG